GTCCACTTGTATCATCTGAAGGTAAAATTATTGACATTATTATCAATAATCAAGGTTCTGGATACAATTCACCACCAGTTATTTTAATTGAAGGTACTGGTAATGGTGCAATCTTAAATCCAATTATTGTTGAGGGTAAACTTACTGATGTAAAGATCATTAATAGTGGATTTGGTTATAAAAACACTAATACCTTCCTAACAGTTGAATCAACTGGTAGTGGTGCTAAATTTAATGCAAAAATTAAATCTTGGACTATTAACTTAGTACAGAAGTTAATGTTGACAGGTGAAGTACCTCAAGATGATGGTGTATTGACACTTGCATTAGACTCTAGTAATGAAATTGAATATACCCATGCATTTGCTCCTAGAGAACTTAGAAGAAAGGTTTTATCAACTTCAATTGACGTTGATGGAAGCACAATCTATAGAGCAGATATAGCAAATGAAACTAATACAAACAAATATCATTCACCTATCGTAGGATGGGCATTTGATGGATTCCCAATTTATGGACCTTATGGATATGCAGATCGTGAAGGTGGTTCTGTTAAGAGAATCGAAACTAGTTACGAATTAAGAGTTGATGTATCTGGTATCAGACCACCAAGTTATGGATCTGGTATGTTTATTGAAGATTACAAATATGTTGGTAAAGGAGACTTGGATGAGTTCAATGGACGCTTCTGTAAGACTCCTGAATTCCCTAATGGTACATATGCATACTTTTTAACAATAGACGCTTCTGCAGAGGTTGCAGGACCATTTGCGGGTTATCTAAAACCAGTATTCCCATATGTTATTGGTCCTCAGTATAAAGGAGAACCTCAGACTTTTAACTTTAGTCAATTCTCTACTTTAAATTTTGTTGATCTTAATGATGGTAATTATACCCGTTATACCAGTCCATATGGTATTAGAGGTAAAAACTCTAGGTATAAAGGATTTATTCAACCTAATGTATTCAGTGAAGGATTTACTGAAGTTGTAGCAGTCTCTCCAGGATCAGTTGATACACTCAATATTATTGCACCAGGTGATAAGTATAATATTTCTGATAATATCTTCTTTAATAATGAAGGTACGGAAGGTGGTGGTGCATATGCACGTATATCACAAATATCAGGGCCAACAGTAACTAATATTACATATAATACTAAAAAATTAAGTAATATTCAATTTAGTCCAACTTTAGGTAAAGGTAAATTTGTTGGGTTTGGAACAACTTCTCATACCTTTAATTCTGGTGATTTAATAGATTTGCAGAATTTAAATCTACTATCTACAGAATTATCGCAAACTTATACTATTGGTATTACTACTAATACACTTGTTTTAAGGGGTAATGTTGGTACTGCTAATTCCACAGGTATTACAACATACTTTAATGTAGATGGTGATTTAACTTTCCCAACTACTGTTGTAAATGACTTCTATAGTATTAATTCTGAGATTATTCAAATACTGAATATTGATAGTGTTAATAAGAGAATTAGGGTACAAAGAGATATTGCGGGTGTTGCAACAGCATTTGCTCATCAGAGTGGTGATATATTAACTGAAAATCCAAGCAGATTTTCTATTAATACTGGATTCCAAACTACAACCCAATATCAATTAGATAGAACTCTTTATTTTGAACCTGAAGAGGTAACTGGACTTATAAGTGAAAACTTAGTTCTTTATTCAGATCCTGTATCTGCAACTCTTACTGGAAGTACTTGGGCCGCTGCAACTGCTGGTAATGGAATAGGAACAGTAACATACTATCATTCTAAGACTCCAGATGGTAATATTTCTGCTGCTAAGGTTGGAATTGCTACAACAACATCTGCTACTGATACCGTAGTATTGCAAAATGGTACATTTACACTTTCAGGTAATGTTCATACATTCTCTGCATTCTTAAAGGGTGATCAAGGTGGAGAAGAAGTTTGGATGATTTTGCAGGATACTGCGGTCAATGTTTACTATCATCAAAAAGTAACTCTTACTACACAATGGCAAAGATTTAAACTTACTACTCTTACTAATGCTAACCCTCATAGGGTACAGTTTGGTGCTAATGGTGTTGCTGTAGGGTCAGGAACTACTATTAGAGCAACTTTAAATGCTAGACCTACATTCTATGTTGCAGGTGTACAGGTAGAGAAAAGTGAGTTTATGACTCCCTATGCTTCAACCTATGACACTCAAGTTTTGTCTAGTGCTAAAACCGTAGGTAAAACCTTCTTACAAAATCCAGGTGCGGGTATTGATAAGATTAGTCCAATAAAAGATGCCTTTTATATTCCTGGACATGGATTAAGAACTGGTGAGAAGATTATCTATCATGTTGGTGCTGGAAGTAGTGGTCCAAATGTAAGTGTTGGATCAACTAGTTACTGGTTAACTGATAATACAACGTTATATGCAGCTGTTCATGATGAGAACTTTATTGGCATCTCAACCAATCAAATTGGTATAGGTACTACAGGTACTTTTGTAGGTGTTGGAACTACTGCATCTATAGGTCTGTTAACTATTGAATCTCCAGGAAGTGGAAGAGTACATAGTTTTAAGACTTTTTATAAGAATATCATTACTGCAGATATTCTTAAGAAAACTGCTACTGTTAGTACTGGTAGTTCTCATTATCTAAGTGATGGTGATTATATAGATTTAAAGGTTACTGCTGGAATACAAACAACTGTTACTATTAAGTATGATGATGGTAATAGAAGAATGTTGGTTAATCCAAGAGGATTCCTTGAAGCTGATGTTGACGAAGAAAATAATAGGTTTACTATTGTAAATCATGGATGGAAGACGGGTGATAAGATTCTTCATAACTCATCTACTCCTACTGGAGGAATTAATAACTCACAATTGTATTATGTCATTGTTATTGATGAAGATACAGTTAAGTTGTCTAACAATTATTATAACCAGATAACTTCTGAGGAAGGGGTTCAGATTGTTGGTATAACTTCAGCATCTTTTGGTACATTTAGTCCAATTAATCCAGAAATTGAAGCATACCGAAATAATACTATTGTTTTTGACTTATCAGATTCTTCACTATCAAATAGCGGAACACCTGCTTTTGATTTTAATATTTTTAGAGATTCTGCATTTAGTGATTTATATTTTACGTCTCAAGCAAATGCTGGTATATCAACTATTGTTTTAGACTTCCATGTACAAAAGAGTGGAGTAATTGGTCAACAGAATGCAAATTTAACACTAATTATTGATAAGAGTACGCCAAATAATCTATATTATAATTTAGATCCAATTCTTAGTTCTGGTGCTGCTGCATCTAAGACTGAGATGCTTAGTGATACCTTCCAGATTAGTAACCCAAACAGATTATCTATAGTTAATAGTAGATATGATGCAAAGACAACTGTTAGTGGTTTAACTACTAATACCTTCAATTATACTTTATATGATACTCCAGAGAAACCCTCTTACAGTACAGGTGAAGCAATTGTTCTCTATCAGACAACATCTACTAGTGCTACTGGACCTGTTGGTACGGTTGCATTAGATTCTAATGGTACTGGATATAAGAGTCTTCCATATGTCTCTAAAGTTGTTAGTGCTGCAGGAACAGGAGCACTATTCCTTCCAAGAAGTACAAGTATTGGTAAACTTAATGAAGTAGTATTAACTGATATTGGATTTGATTACCCTGCAGATAATACTTTAAGACCTGCTGCATCACTTCCAGCAACATATAAGATTGAACCACTATCTAAGTTTAAAAATGTTAAACTTAAAGATCCTGGCGTTAATTACTTCTTAACACCTGATATAGTTGTTGTTGACGGATTTACTGGTCGTGTTAACACTGAAGCATTCTTAAGATATGATGTTGGTGATACTGAAATAGAAATTGTTAGAAATACAACTGGTTTGTATAATGTTACTCCAGTTTTGATGCCAACCAACAATCCAAATGGTACAAGGATTGATAGTATTACTTTTGATAATAATAATGATGTTACTGTTGCATTTGCTGTAACATTCTCATCTGCAGAGGCTTATCCATATAAAGTTGGTGGTAGAGTATTAGTTGAGAATACTAATACCCTTAATGGAGTTGGTAGAGGATATAACTCTGCTGCATATGAATATAAATTATTCACTATTACAGAAGCAGATGCTAATGTTGGTGGAGATTTCCCAACAATTAAGTATAATTTAACTGGATTATTAAATCCTGGTGAACAACCTGGTGATTTTGATAGTTTTGAATCATTTGGAACAGTAACTCCTGAATCATACTTCCCCACATTTGAAATATTCCTTGAGAAGGATTCATTTGCTAAAGGTGAGTTTATTACCAATCAAATTGATAATAGTGGTGTAGTTCAGGAATATGATAATAGAAATGAGTTCCTTAAGGTAAGATCTCAAGATCAATTTAATAAGGGTGATGTTATTATTGGTCAATCTACTCAAAACCAAGGATTAATATCTTCTGTTGATGGAGTTAAAGGTACATATTCAATCAACTCTAATAGTGTTACTAAGAAGGGATTCTTAAAAGACACTGGTAAGTTGAATAGATTCTTCCAAAGAATGCATGATAATGACTATTATCAGTACTTCTCATATGCAGTAAGATCTCCTATATCTTTTGAAAAATGGAATGCTTATGTAAGTAATCTTAACCATACTACTGGATATAAGAAGTTTGGTGAGTTACTAGCAGATTCATATGATCCATCTATTGTTGGAATGGGTACAGGACAAGATTTAAATGCATTTATTGCAGTATCTGACCTAACAAGTGTTGTTGACCTTAACATGATTAAGGATTTTGATACTGCAAGGGAAAAGGCAATTACTGTAAACAGTAAATTGGTATCTAATGAGATTCTTTTTGGTTTACCATTCTTAGCAAAGTATCAAGAATTTATCGGTAATAGGGTTCTTCCTATTGATGATTTTAGTGTTGATTTTAATAGTACTAAGAGAGACTTTGGTTTATTCTGTGCTGGTGATCCAATTTTTGAGCAGAGATTTGATGGTAGTGATGATGCTATTGTAGATGTTAACGAACAGTCAATTAATCTTCAAAACCATTACTTTGTATCTGGTGAACAAATTGAATATATTCCACCTGGAAATGACTTTGCTAATGCACTTGTAATTGATTCAACAGACTTTGGTCCAGGAATTGGAACCACTACAAAACTTCCAGGATCATTCCATGTAATTAAACTTGATAATCAGAAGATACAGGTTGCAATATCTGCTACTGATTCACTTAGGTTTAATCCTGTATATGTTGGTATCAATAGTGTTGGTATTGGAACCACACACATCTTTAGAGGAAAAGATCCAAATAATAGATTACTTTTAACTGTTAATGGTACTATTCAATCACCTGTAGTATCTACTGCTAATACTTTTGCTGTTGGTTCATCTGCTGTTGGTGTTGGAACTACGGTATTTGGTATAACTGGTATTTCATCAATCTTTAGTGGTGATTTAGTTAAAGTTAACCAAGAAACCATGTTGGTTGCTGGTGTTGATAAAACTAATAACTTACTGACTGTAAGAAGAGCATGGATGGGTTCTACTGCAGCATCTCATGCTGGATTATCGACAGTTACTAAATTAGTCGGTAATTATAATATTGTAGAGAATGATATTCACTTCTCTGAGGCAATGTGGGGTAATCAACCTGTTGGATATGGTACAACTGCTCCAAGTAGTAATGAGATTGATTATACTGGACTTACAACTAGTAGCAGATTTAGTGGAAGAGTATTCTTAAGATCTGCAATTAATGAAGCATTTACAACTAGTTTTGTTAAGGCATATGATAATAACTTCGTCTTTGATGATCTATCAAGTAAATTTAATGGAATAACAACTTCCTTTATATTGCAACATAAAGGTGATGATATTGATACTATTACTGCAGGTAATGCAATTGTTCTTATAAATGACATCTTCCAAGGTCCACAGAGACTTGGTAATGAAGTAACTACTATATCAGGTGACTATAAGATTGAACAGCATAATGGCAATACACAGACTCTTCTAGGGTTCAATGGTAAGGTATCTGATTATAGTTCTAATAAAGATATCAATGTTAATGATATCCCAAGAGGTGGAATTATTGTTAGTGTTGGATCAACAGACGGATATGGATTCCAACCATTAGTTGCTGCAGGTGGTACTGCTGTTGTATCAAGTGCTGGTACTATTACCGCAGTTGCTATTGGTCTGACTGGATCTGGATATAGATCTGGATTACAAACAGTTGGGGTTGCAGTTCAAACTAAGAGTTTAGGAATAGCAAGTATTACTTACGTTGGTAATGCAATTGTAACTGATGGACATGTTACTGATGTAATTGTTGATAAGGTTGCAAGGTTCTATAAACCAAGAAATATCATTAATGTTGGTTATAGTTCAATTACTGGTATTACAACTGTACAAACAACCCAAAAGCATGGATTAGATCTTGGTGATGAGGTTACTATTGTTGGTGCAGCATTTACTTGTGATTACTATCAACCTGTTGATCTTACTAATGCAGTATACAATAATACCACTGGTATTATGACTGTATCTGTTGCAACGACTTCTATAGCAGTCAGCAACTTTGTTTATACAAATACTACTGGTATTGGAACTATTACTACCGCAACTCCTCATGGACTTGTGAAGCAAACTGCTGTTGGTAGGACATTTGCACTATCAGGTATTGGAATGACTTGTGTTGGTTATGGTCAAACATTTGCAATACATAGTGCTCAATATGATCAAACAACAGGTCTTGCTACCTTCTTTACTGCAGGTAATCATGGTTTAACTGCCACTGAAGATGTTAAACTAAGAGAATTAAACTTTACATGTCCTGTTGGTGGTGCTGAAGGATATGGTCAACAGTTTGGTATTAATGGATTTGCATATGATAATTTAACTGGTTTATGTACAGTAACTACTGCAACATCTATTAGTGGTGTTATCGGTGTTGGTAGTGAAGTTAGATTGGATAATATTGGTCTTAACTGTGCTTATGGTAACTCATTATATCCAGATGGTAGTCAAGGATATACATTTAATGTACTTACTGTTCCAACATCAAATCAATTTACATTTAATGCTGGTGTTTCAACTCTTCCACATACTTATGTTTCTGGTGGTACAGTTAATGCTGGTATTACTACATCTGTCTTCCCAGATGGATCACAAGGATATTCCTTCAAAACAATTGGTGTAGCAGCAACATCCTTTACTGCTAATGTTGGTATATCAAGTATAAGACACACTTGGAATAATGGTGGTGTTGTACAAGTTGGTATTACAACCGATATCTTCCCAGGAGATGCTCAGAACTCTCCAACTGGTGATACCTTTGAACTTATATCTGCACCAGATGCAAATACCTTGGTCTTTAATGCAGGAATATCTACTATTCCATCAAGTTATGTAAGTGGTGGTGAAGTAGTTCTTGGTCATAAACTTAAAGTTGGTACTGATATAGCATTAACTGGATTGGGAATGACTTGTGGAATGAGTACTGAAGTTCATACCTATCCTAGAAATAGAGACACTATTACAGACACTTCAGTTGATATTATTGCTGATGGAACACTGCATACAGTAAGTAATGCAGCATATATCCCAACAACAGGTATTTTAACTCTTACTATTAATGCTCATGGATTCCATGTTGGTGATAAGGTTAAACTTGCTGAAAACTCATTAACGTTTACATGTGCTAAAGATAATCATGCTTCAACACACTCTTATCCTAGAAAGAATGACCCAATTTATGGTCAGTGGGTAGGAATTGCTAATACAACTGTTAATACCCTTAAGATACAGGTACTAGAAACTGTTCCATCTACTAATGTAGATGCACATACATTTGTATCCGCAACTAATCAGGGTCTTACTCATAATAACGGAACAATTACTCTAGATGTTGGTCCTTCTGGTCCTAAGCATCAGTTTACTCATACATTTGACGGTACAGACACATTTACACCTACTGCAGCGGCATATAACCCCTCTACAGGTTATATGACGCTTACCATTGCTAATCATCCATTCAGAAATGGTGATTTTGTTGGAATTGCTCAAAGTGCATTAACCTTTACTTGTACTGCTGGTAGTGGTAATCATGCTTACCC